ATAAAAATGATGCTTCAATTATGGCTACTGTAGGTGGAGAAGATAATTATAAAAATATGGTTCAATGGGCTTCAGAAAATTTAGAAGCTTCAGAAATAGATACCTTTAATGATTTATTAACTAATGGTTCATTAGAACAAATACAATTAGCTGTTGCTGGTGTAAATGCTAGATACAGAAATGGAACTAGAGAACCAAATTTATTATCAGGTTCTAAATCAAATGCTTCTTTAGGTTATCAATCAGTTGCAGAAATGTTATCTGATATGAATAATCCTAAATATAATGCAGACCCAGCATTTAGAAAATCTGTAGAAGATAAAATTAAATTATCATCGGTAGTCTAATGTGGGGGTTTTTAGTTAATTTAATTAAAAATCCTATTACATCTATAGTAATTGATAAGACTATAGGAGAAGCAAAACATTATTTAGAAATAAAAAAGATTGAAAGAATAGCAGAAATAGAAGCCGCTAAAACTGTGCAAGTTGCACAAGTAGAGGCTTCTACTACCTCGTGGAAAGATGAGTGGCTAACCATCTTTACTACTATTGGTATAGCTGTATGTTTTATACCTGCACTTCAACCTTATATGATAAAAGGTTTTCAAATAATTAAATCAGCACCATCAGAACTATTATATGCTGTATTAGTTGTATATTGTGGTAGCTTTGGTTTAAATATTATGGATAAATTTACAAAATAATCACACACACTTTTTAAAGAGGTGTGAGCCTCACGAAGATAAAAACTGCCTCATGTTATTATTTGCGGATAATATAATTGAGAGAACTTTTTGAAAATATGTGATGGTTTTATAACTAACTAACTAAATGGAGAAATTATGGCTAATGCTACAGTTTCTCGTTTGGGTCAATCAAACCTAGCCGGTTCAGTTAATGAACTCTTTTTAAAAGTATGGAGCGGAGAAGTCCTCGCCACTTTTACAAGAGAAAATCAAATGCTGAACATGTCTATGGTACGGCAAATACAAAATGGTAAGTCAGCACAATTTCCAGTAATTGGAACTACAAGTGCCTCTTATCATGCAGTTGGAGAAGAAATAGTTGGTACAGCAGTCAGACATGTTGAAAAAGTAATCAACATTGATGACCTGTTAATCAGTCATTCTTTCTTGTCAAATCTTGACGAAGCAAAAAACCACTATGATGTAAGAAGTATTTATACATCCGAGCAAGGAAGAGCTTTGGCAAATACAGTTGATAAGAATTTACTTCAACTTGTTGTATTAGCTTCAAGAGCGTCTGCTAACTACACAGGTGGCGGAGCTGGAACTAAAGTTGTTGATGCGGATGCAGATACAAACGCAACATCACTTATTCAATCCATCTTCGACTGTGCAAGTGCTATGGATGCAAATGATGTACCTAGCGTGGATAGGTTTTGTGTTGTGAAGCCTTCAATTTATTACAAACTGGTTCAAGATGATAAGATTTTGAATAGGGATTTTGGAGGTCAAAATGGTATTTATTCTGATGGAACAATAATTAAAGTTGCAGGAATAAATATTGTTAAATCCAACACAGCGACTACTGCATACGCAGACAATTCGTCAGCAGTTTCAGGAACGCAAAATACTTACAACGTAAATGCGTCTACTGTTGTTGCTACTGTATTCCATAAATCAGCTATTGGAACTGTTAAACTTTTAGACCTCGGTGTTGAAAGTGAATACGACATTCGAAGACAAGGTACTTTAATGGTGTCTAAGATGGCTCTTGGTCATGGAATATTAAGACCGGAAAGTGCTTGTGCAATACAAACTGCCGCATAAGACCTAATAACGAGAATAGATGTGGCGTTGAAATATACGCCACGTCTTATTAATTTTAATGACAACAATAATTACACGAACAACTGAATTACAAGCTGTTAACCAAATGTTAAGCACTATAGGAGAAGCTCCAATCAATTCTCTTGTAGGTACTCTTCCTACCGATGCAGTTATGGCAATCAACATTTTAAATGAGGTAAATCGAGAAGTACAAATGGTAGGATGGAAATTTAATTCTAGCTACAAAGTATCATTAACTAGAGATAACAGTAACAAAATCCCAATAAGTGCCAATGTTATGCACTTAGAATTTAATCCATTATTAATTAACAAAACAACTTATGACCCAGTTATAAGAGGAAGTTTTTTATTTAATTTAGCTACAGAAAGTTTTATTTGGGATAAAAATTTTGATGATGTTTATATTATTTATTTATTACAATTTGAAGATTTACCAGAACCAGCAAGAAATTATATTAAAGTAAGAGCATCAAGAATTTACCATGACAGACTATTAGGTGCTACAGCCATACATAAATTTTCAACTACAGATGAACTTAACGCATTAATTTTTCTACGACAGTCAGATACAGCAACAGCAGACCATTCAATATTTAATAGTTTAGACCAGTTTAAAACAGTTAATAGAAGTCGTGGTGTAAAATTAACATAATAATATGCCACTTATATCAAGAAATATTCCTAATCTTATTGGTGGTGTAAGTCAGCAACCAGAAATTTTAAGACTAGATAATCAAGCTACAGACCAAATAAATGGATTATCAAATGTTGTTGAAGGTTTAAAGAAAAGACCACCAACACAACATATTGCAAAAATTTCAGCAACATCTTTTAGTGATGCTTATATTCATACAATTAATAGAGATACTTCTGAAAGATATGTAGTAGTAATTACTAATGGAGGTTTAAAAGTTTTTACTATTGCTGGTGTAGAAAAAAATGTTGTTTTTGCATCAGGTAGTGCAACATATTTAACATCAGTAACTCCAAGAGATGAATTTAAAGCATTAACAGTAAATGATTATACTTATATTATTAATACTACTCAAACAGTTGCTATGTCAGCAACAACAAGTCCTGCTAAAATTGAACAAGCAGTTTATACAGTTAAGCAAGGTGTTAATTCTACAACTTATTCCTTAACTATAGATGGAACAACATATTCATTTACAAGTGGAAATACTAATACTCAAACTATTAGAGATGGTCTTAGAACAGCAATAGGAAGTCCTGCTGGATTAACTTTTACAAATATTGGTAACTCAAGTTTTTCAATTCTTAAAGCTTCCAGTACTCTAGCTGTAAGTGCAACAGATGGTTATGGAGACCAAGCTTCAAGTGTTGTTTACGACAAAGTACAAAAATTTAGCGACTTACCAGCAGTAGCGCCTAATGGAATGGTAGTTGAGGTAGTAGGAGATGCTTCTAATACTTTTGATAATTATTATGTAAAATTTTTTGACAACACAAAAGTATGGGAAGAGACAGTAGAACCTAATATTAAAACTACATTAGATAATACAACAATGCCTCATTTGCTTATCAGAACAGCAGATGGTCATTTTAGATTTACTCCTGCTAATGGTTCAAGTTATACAATAGGTGCAACATCTTATTCTGTTCCTGCATGGGGTACAAGAGATGTTGGAGATTTAGATAGTTCTCCTAATCCATCTTTTGTTGATGCAAAAATTAAAGATATATTTTTTCATAGAAACAGACTTGGTTTTTTAACAAATGAAAATGTTACCATGTCAAGAGCTGGAGAATTTTTTGAATTTTTTAATGAAACAGTTACAGATGCCCTTGATACTGATGTTATTGATATTAACGTAGCACACACAAAAGTATCAATATTAAAATCAGCAGTTGCTTTTGATGAAAAACTTTTACTGTTTTCAGACCAAACACAATTTATTTTAATTGGTGGAGCATCATTAACTCCTGCAAATGTTAACGTATCTGTTACAACAGAATTTGAAAGTTCAGATAAAGTAAAACCAGTAGGTAATGGAACAAATGTTTTCTTTGCTTTTAACAAAGGACAATTTTCTGGTGTTAGAGAAATGTATGTTGAAGCAGATGGGGAAACAAACAATGGTGAAGATGTTACAGCAAACGTACCAAAATATATTCCTGCTGATTTGTTTAAATTTGCAAATGCTTCAAATGAAAATATTTTAGTTGCATTAAGTTCAAAAAATACTTTTAAAAATTGTTTATATATTTATCAATGGTTCGTATCAAATGGCCAGCGTTTACAAAGCGCTTGGCATAAATGGACTATAGGTAATTCATCTACAGAAATATTAAATGTAGATTTTATTGGTACTGATTTATTTTTAATTATTAAAAGAAGTGATGGCACTTATCTTGAAAAAATAGATTGCGCTCCAGCATCAGTTGATACAGGAGCAACTTATCTAACTCATTTAGATAGAAAAATAAATAATACTGAAGTTGTATCTGAAACATTTAATGCAGGCACAGGT